GATATATGAATACCCTCTAAAACGGGCTGAAAAGTGGGTAGAAATTGATATTATGAAGAAAGTTACTCAAAAAGATGAAGTATTGCAGTATTTGCAGTGCCATGAATACATTACAAGCAGGATTGCATTCAACAGATTCAATATCACAAGACTGTCAGCAGTCGTGTTTGATTTAAGAAAGCAAGGTCATGACATTCGCATGGAAATGAAGAAAGGACAGAACTCCTATTACGGAGTGTACAGCTTACATGATTAAACAGTATTCAATTAAAGCAGCTAACAGCAACAGTAGAATTTATATCAGCCAGGACAAAGACGTAATCAATCTCAATATCGTGGAATACAGAGGAATGAGAATCATTAACAACCACAGTGTTTCAATCAACAGAAGTGAACTGCTTGACGTTCTCATTGCACTATCGGAGAAATAACTATGACTAGAGAAGAAACAATTGATTTGTTCCGTTGCAGACTACAGAAAAACCTGTCAAGAATGATTTCATACACACTGGACTCTGTTGACAATTTCGAAGTACTTGATGACAAGTTCTTTAGAGAATATGAAAGCAATCTGTTAGATGATTTCGAAGATGCTCTTTCGGAGTTTCAATAATGGCAGATAACAAAAAGTACTATTACATGCGTCTTAAAGAGAATTTCTTTGATACAAACGAAATGAAAGTACTTGAATCCATGCAAGACGGATATAAGTATTCAAACATTCTTCTCAAACTGTATCTAATGAGTCTCCAGTCAGACGGAAAACTGATGCTTAATGAACGCATACCGTACAATTCGCAGATGATAGCTACAATTACACGTCATTCAGTAGGAGACGTTGAAAAAGCACTTGTGTTGTTTAAAGACTTGGGGCTGATAGAGATACTGGATAGCGGTGCAATTTACATGATAGATATTCAAAAATACATTGGGAAATCATCTACAGAAGCAGATAGGCAACGTGAATATCAAAGAAAAATATCATGCAGTAAGGAAATCTGTAAGGAATCTAACAAGAAATCTACACCAGAGATAGAGATAGAGATAGAGTTAGAGAAAGATATAGAGATAGATATAGATACAGATAAAAAGAAGAAAAAGAAGTCATCTAAAGCTGACTTGGATGGAATGATTGATTCTTTTACTGAAAATGAACAGTTGAAAGAAGCATTAAAGGCTTTCTTAGATATGCGTAAGTCTATCAAGAAACCAATTCAAACAGAATATGCGTTTAAACTTGCGTTAAACAAGCTGAAACAACTATCTGACATTGATTCAGAAAGAATTGAGATAGTTAATCAGAGTGTTGAACATAACTGGCAGACATTCTATGCATTACAGAATAATTACAAAACAAACGAGGTAGAAATACCCGAATACATGAAAAGACAAGAGAAAGGAGATATTGTCTCTACACCAGTTAGTGATGAAGCATTAGCCAAAGCGTTAGAACTACAGAGACAATTTAAAGGAAAATGAACTACTACAAACAGATTGCAGAAATGTTAGGGCTTGAACTAGGACAAGAGTTCAGAATTATAGGCTCTCATGAAAAAACAATAGATGATGCTTTGTTCGAAATTACAGAAGATGGGCTTTTTAGCAAAGCAAATAATTTATCGGGGAAAGTAACATTAATGCTTGATTTGCTTTTAAGTGGCAAGTACAAAGCAGTAGCTAAACCATGGAAACTTGAAGTAGGAAAACAATACTTTTTCTACTCAGTATCGTTGAATCGAGCAACTACTCGCAAGTGGTGCAATGGAAATTATGATTTGCTTCTTTGGAAGTTTGGAAACTGTTTCAAGACGGAAAAAGAAGCCAACGAAAAAGGTAAAGAGGTTATGGAAGCCATTCATAAGGAGTACGAAGAAGCATGAACTACTGGAAACAATTTGCAGAGATGCTAGGTGTTGAACTTGGAGAAGAGTTCGTAATAACGGATTCAGATGGCAAAAGAAAAGGTGAAGATATGTACAAAATTACAGAAGATGGAATTTTATACCAAAGAGAAAAAAATGGTCTTTGGCTTTCTGAGCCATTAATAACACTTTATTCTCTTTTAAATGGCTCATACAAAGCAGTACCTAAGCCATGGAAGCCTAAATTTGGTGAACAATATTGGAGCTATAGTGCAAGAATCAACAAAGCTATTTGCGATATGTTTGGGGATTTTGTTGAGGACTATGCTATATGGAAGAGTGGAAATTGTTTCAAGACCAAAGAAGAAGCAGAAACCAAAGGCAAGGAAATTGTGGAGAAACTTCTAAAGGAGTACGAAGAAGCATGATTAGCAGAGCAAAACTAAGAGGAAAAAAACTAGATGAAGATTGCAAGAGCTGCTACACATCTTCTCACGAATATGGATCAGATGATGATAGAGTTTTCTGCTATGGACTGGTTGACTATTCAACTGATGAAATTATTGAAAAATGCAAAAACTGTAAAGCATATGTTTTCAATGCAACACCACTGGAGTAAAGAAACATGAATAAATATGAGGAAGCACTAAACTGGTTAACATGTCGATGCATGGAGCCTAATGATGATTACGAAGGACTTGTTTACGACCAAGTTCCCGACTTTGAAATAGAAGCTAACATTGAACCACTAAGAAAGCTGATTGAAAAGACAAAACCGAAATATGTAGTTGCAAAGATTAGGTTTAGAAAGAACGCACCACAGATAGAAGCGTACTTATGCCCTTCATGTGGGGCACATGTAAGCAAAAACCAAAAATACTGCCAAAACTGTATGCAGAGTATCGACTGGGAAAAATCATTTTGGAGATGGGGAAACAAGTTTACTGAATATGAAGATTATCTAAAAGAAGGAGAAAAAGATGAGTGAAACAAATTTAGAACATTATAAAAAGGAATTGGAAAAAATATTAAACGAAGAATTTGCAAACACTTCTGTTGTGCTCGATAAAGTAAAAAAGAATTGTGATTCAAATATTTGTTCATGTTGTTGTACTACTTACACACGTGACATCTTAGATTGGATGGCTAAACCATTCAAAGGACCTATCTTAAATGATTCAGAAAGAGAATACTTGTCAGCAACGATTAAACCTTTTAGAAAAATGATAGCGTATATTGTAAAAGCTCAAGATTTCGATGATGGAAAACAATGTATTAGAATTATACTTCAAAATGGCGATGGAATGCATTTTCCATATCTCGATGATGATGCAATGTATAAAGGGATGGAAGTTAATAAGGATTACAGTTTAGAGGAGCTAGGCTTATGACACCGATTATCAATCCGTGGCTTTTCTACCTCGTAGATGTAATAAGTAACTTGAAAATAATGTGTTGTATCTTCCCATTGGCTATTTTAGGCGGGATTCTTCTTTGGATAGTGTGTGATGAAGATGCTAATGAAGAAAAATTAAACAGACTTTTTAAGAAATGGTTTATTGTCACAATAGTATTTTTGGCTTTCACACTATTTCTTCCATCGAAAAAGACTTGCTATCAGATGATGGTTGCTTCGCAAGTCACAGAAGAGAATATTAAAAGTGCAGAAGATGTGATTAAGGATTCAGTAGACTACATTTTTGAAAAGATAAATACAAGCAATAAAGGAGAATAAACATGCACACAATGGATAATAAAGCATTAAAAATTGTAAAGGATTACGTTTTAGAACACTTACACAAGGATGCATATGAAGAAGATTCAGAACCATACATCGTATGGAAGTGTAAGACACTACAGAACTGGAAGTACTTAATGAGTACAGACCTGCACGATGGTATGTATTACGAACTTACATACAATGGCGATAAAGACGAATGGTACTTAGATGCGTATAAAAAGCAAGAAAACCGATGCATTAAAGGTGCAAAAAACGACGACAAATTCAAGTCGCTGGCAATTGCAGAATCAAAAGTGGAAGAATGATTGACTGCATAAAGAAGCATGATAATTTTGGATTTTTTAGGGATAGAAATGTATGTTTTATGGAAATTAGTAAGAATGATAATGGCAAGCCTACTGTTTCTGTCTGTCCTAATAATCACATTTGCCATTATTGGGATAATCATTACAAGGAGAAAATAGACAATGGAAATTTCGGTTTGTTACGTAGATGAAAAATTAGCCATGGAAGCTGCACTGAAAGATGATGCAAAGCTACCTACTGCAATTAAGAAATGTGACGCAATATGTGTAAGTCTGTATGAAGACAAGTGCTTGATTGCTTTCAAAAACGACAAGGACATGTATAAAGCCATCAGATACATCAACCATGTATACGGAAAAGACACATGTAAAGAATACGATGAACGGTGTATTATCAAAAACGGATTTTTAGTAAGTGGGGTCCCAAGTGAAGCGTGATTTGAAACACACAAGCGACCCTTGGGAGTCGGTTGCACTTAATGTCATCTATCAAGCAGTAGACGACTACAGTCATGCATGTGTAGCTTTTATAGATGCACTGGACTATGACAATGGGCTGAGTGAAGAAATGCGAAACAGAGTACTGGATTCTAGCAAGCATACAATCGTTGAATGTGTAGACTTTTTTAAAAGTTCGGTAATCTGTGATGTATTGATTCCCGATTCTAAGGTGTTCATCGAAAAGATGGACGAATACATAGACGAAGGAAAGACGTTTGACAGAAACTCAATGAAGTGGAGATAGACCCCACTAGCCTTGCGTAGACGCTTTAAAAATACTGAAAATGATATAATTATTAGAAAGTAGAAAAAGCGTCTAAAACGGGCTAGAAAGGCGGTTAAAATGAACTCAGAAGATTCTAAAAAAGTAAAGTGGTTCAAGAAGGAGTTTGAGAGCTATCTGTCACAGTCTCCAATCAGAAAGCAGATAGAAATTAAGATAGAACTACTGAAAAGCAAGTTTGATTTGCACTCTAGTCAATGGGGAAGTGTACATTACAACGGGCAAGACAATGACTGTAAACTTGCTGATTATGTAGCGAAAAAGGAAGAACTGGAAAAAGAACTGGAAGTCCTTAACTACCAGTCTGAAAGAGTCCATAGAATCCTTGATAATATGAAGCCTTGGGAAAGAAAAGACTTGGAAAAAATCTTTCGTGGAAGAAAGAAGTATTCAGACTTAGCCAAAGAGTTAGGATTTTCTGAAACCAAGGTAAAAGGAATGTTTGACCTTGCAATTCTGCAAGCAGTCAAAAAGTATGAAGATTCTATTTAAATAGGCAAGTAATACTTAAATAGAAAAAGGAACCTACATTTAAAGGTTCCTTTCTTTTTGCACTACAAATCTTTGTTACGGAAGATTTCGGGGTGTTTCCTTGCATACATAGTAAGTTTCTCAACAAACCATGCATGTTTATCTTCAATGGAATCCCACACAAAGTTGAGTGGGTCGTCCTTACGGAGATAAATAGGAATCTGTCTCAATGTTTTACTGTAGTGCTGAGTTTTTTTTCTAGTTTTTACCGAATTTGAATGTTCCTTTGTCATACGCATCTAAACACTGTCTGAGAAATTCTATCTTGTTAGGAATCCTCTGATATATTTTAATATATTTCTCATCTTCATGTGTGCGTAGTCTAAAGGCAATACAACGTGTACGCTGATTTCTGTACTTGCGATTGTATTCTTGCTTGTTGGTCAACCATCTAGGTTCTTTCTTTGACTCTCCAAGAATCTCAATTTCATCACTCATTCTTGTGTTCTTCCTCATATCTGTCTAATGCATCAATAATAAACTGTTTTTTGTTTGGTAGTGTCCGCCACAAGTCTAAATAGTGTTGCTCTTTTGGCAAGTATACATCTACTTTTAAACTTCTTGTTTTTGCGTTTATTTCATCTCTGTGTGACTTTTTGTATTTCTGATTTGCTTTTCTCTGAGCTAATGTTGCCATATTATACTCCTCTCTATTAACGTATTCTAACATGGTTATCAAATAATTTGTCGATTTCATTAAAACTTTCAGCAATTACCTTAAAACGGTTTGTGCCTTTATAGTGAAAGGGCGGGTTACTTAAAATCCTGATAGCAGTCATGACTTTCAATTTACGTCTGACTCTCTTTTTGCTTCTTTCATACTGTTCTTCTGTAATCATTCTTCCTCCAGTTCTTTCTTTAAGTTGTACATCTGCATGTATAAGTATCCGTACATGTTCTTGATATCTTGAGCATCATTAAGCAATGTCCTCAAGTCTGTTGGTGCTCCACTTTTTCCGTTGGTTTCATACCACATTGTTGCATGTTCATCTACATCAAAGTACTTGAAATTTGACATTACTTCTTCAAAGATATCATCAAAAGTGTAATTTTCTTTATACACTTCAAAGCCAATATCTTCTCCACATGGCGATTGTGATGCAAAGTATACATAATCTTTGTGAAAAGTTGTTACAAAATCAGCAATTATTGCTGCATCATAGATTCTATCTTCTAAAAATTCATCCATAAATAGCTTCTCCTTTTTCATCGTCTATATATAAAATTTCTAATGCATCTGTTTTTAAATTCTCAAGAATCAAATCAATAACATCATCTTTTGTTTTACAGTCATCTGTATCGACTGTAACGTACTCATCTGTACTGTATACTACTCTAAATGTCTTTTTCATAAATACCTACCACATTTTTTCGCCAGTGCTTGCATTCATTATGTTATATATATTTTCAGCTGTTTTTTTAATTTTAATTTGTTCCACTATCTTGTTAAAAATGTCTTCAACACTCATTGAACTGTCAACGTCTACATGTACAGTTTGAGTGCCAGTTAGTTCTACTGTATACGTCTGTGGTCCGTCCTCAAAGTCAATTTCACGACATAAAACATCTTTGCAATTAATTGGTATTGGATACTCATCCACGTCAATCGTATAAATCCAATAATCTGTAGTAGGGTAATCATTTAGAGTTTTCAAAATTGCCAGTGCTTGTTTATTGTCACCGTGCTTAATACATTGTATTGCACACTCATTTAACCCATCTCTGTATTTGAAACGTTCTGATTCTTCGTAACAATCATAGCAGTACTCAAATGCGGCTTCAAAACTCATTTCATTAAATTCTTTTCTTGTAATCATAATTTTCTCCTCTATCTTAGTTTCCATTCTCCAACTTTGTTACCATTTTCATCGAAACAGTTTCCTTCTTTTGTGCCATTCTCTAGCTTTTCAATAATTTCTTTAAGAATCTCGATAGACTGCCATTCCAGCCCACCTCCACAATTCTCATCAAATGCAGCATTTGTAGTATCAAACTTAATTCTCATCATACGCATTACCTCCTATCTGTATGGGTATCTGACAATTGTCTTGTTGTTCTTTTCTGAAACAAAAACGACGGAATTGATTTGTATCGTTCCGTCGTAATTGTCTACATAAAAGTGATGTGGCTGAGTATCAAAGATTGTTATTTGCTTTGTCTCTAATTTTCCATTTTTGTAATCATCTTCAAATGCTCGTGTTACATTGTGCCTTATCAAGTGAGTTTTGTTACTGTAATTGATAATCACATAAGCATCTTTTCCATTAAACAGTTCTTTCATTAAATCCCCCAATCCTCATTTAATCCAGTTTCCAATGCTTTTTTCACTAGCTTGTATACCTTGGCTCGTGGCATTTTATCTTCCCATCTTACGTCTTCTAGATAACCTTTTGTCAGCTTAACAAGTTCAACTGTAAGTTCATTGTGCTCAACACCTAAAAATGACTCATAATAGATTCTGAGAAAGTAGTCCCCATCATCCAAGAATGCATAAGCTGAGACTGTGGAATATAACTTATCCATCTTCTTAATTGCTTCCTTAACTATTGGAAAATCTTCTTTTGTAACGTATTTCTCTGCAGCAATTGTTTGGCAGTGGTTGAAAATATCTTTAATATCGTATCTAACTGTTAATTTCATAATTTTATATTCCTTTCTGTATGGTAGAAAAAAGGGGAACTATTCATTCCCCTAGATATTAATAACAATAGCGTTTTCCTCAGGGTTTATAGAAGCAACCTCAAGTACTGTCAAGTTCCATGGAATATCACTCACATCTCCACTGAACACTGTTTTTCCTTCATCCAACATGTAAATCTCTACTTGTGAATCATCCATAATGTAGCCCATCAAATCATAAACTGTCATATTATTCTCCTTTTACCTTAAATTGATTATAAAATGATTCTTCATCATTTGTTATCGAAAACTCTGGAAATGCAACATTGTATACCCATCTGTAAAACGCTCTGTCATAGTTGAAATCCAAAAAACCAAGCAGGTCTGCAATTTTATCAGCACTGATTATACGACAACCATCAAAAACGAAATAGCTGTCAATCTCTTCAAAGTCAGTGTAATCAAGTCTGAATACTTGAATAGGGGATAGCCCAAAGGCATACATTGTTTCATTGAACTCTTCCATCTTTCTAATAACCAATGTATCAGTGTACTCAAGCCCTTTGTTCCATTCTCTTATAAACTTAAAAGGCTCGTCATTAGCAATTTGCTTTAATTTTTCATAAGTTTTCTGTACGTCTGTCATATCTGCCATAATTTCCTCCAATTAAAAATTTAAATCAATGTACTCACCATAAGAATCTAATAGCAATGAATCGGAACCAATGTTCTCATATAGGAACTCTAGAAAATCTTCTCCAGTTTCTTCTTCAACATTGTGAATACTCCATTCTTCATGAAGTGCATAGATTAAATCTGTTATTTCCTTTCTTGATTTGAGAGAAAACAATGTAATTTTTTCTCCATCAATTATTAAAGTGTATTTATTAGCAATCTCCAGCAGTCTTTTAAAATAGTTCAAACTCATTTTCATTACCTCCAAAAAGGGGATTAGCCATAGAAATCGAATCCCCAACCGTCTGCCTTAGGACATACACGTTTCAGCAGTCCTACTAGCATACTTTCTTTAGCATCTTGCAAAGAATGATACAACTCTGATTCAAAGTAGTTATCGCCTTCACAAGCTTGATAGTTATATTCTTGAATAGCACTGTATACATCAGCTTCATATGTTCCATTCTTGCATGATTCACGAAGTGCATCCTCACTGTATTCATAAGTAGGTGCTTTGCGATTCTCATCATATCTGTAATTTACACTATCATAGTTAGCATCAAGCAATGACTGACCGATAGCATTACGCATTTCGTTTACATCGAGCAGAATACCACCGTAATAACCATAATAGTGATAATTCTCAGCCTTGTAATCATTGTGGTCAAAAATCCAGCTGACCATCAAATCAATAACTTTCTTGTCTACTACATAGCAACTCATTTTTCTTTTCTCCTTTAGCTAATTTCAGCTTACATATATAAACAGTTTTTGAATGGAACTGTATAACCATCAGTGAAGTTCAACACCACTGCGTTTGACCCATTGACCTTTTCGGCTTTCTTCCACAAGCTCGACCCATCTGCAAGCAACAATGTAACTTGAAAATGCTTTTGCCTTTTGCATGTCGTCCCACTCTACATATCCAGTGTATAGGCGAGGGGAACACTCAATAACATCTTCATAGCATGTTTCATACTCTCCATAGTCAAATGGATTCTTTTTCAGTGCTTCGATACAGTCAAACTTGCTACGCAACTCATCATAGTCTTTAATCATTTCTTTAAAGTCGTATTCACGTTCAATGACTGCATATTCTTCTACAATAACGTTCTTACCTACACGACTCATATGTGTTCGGTACGGTTTGAATCTTCTTTCAGCAAGCCGTCTTGAATCATATACATCAATGACTTCTTCCTCATGATTGTGTGCATTGAAACACCCACCGACTGTGAATGCTTCTTCATCTAATCTGTAAAACTCATGTACTACTCTTGAAATAAAATATAATTTAGCCATATCTTCCTCCTATGCTATTACTAAAAACCACCAATCAACGAAACCAATAAAGGCGAGAATTGCGATGATACTTACAATACTTGCGAGCAGAAAAACCTTGATACAAAATTTCAGCGTGTCCATGTTCCCTCCAATCTTCTCAGCAGTGCGATACTTTCATGAGCATTGTTTGTGCAGCCATATACGCTTTCTTCACTGTAAATGTTGTATAGCCATTCACAAATGCCATGAAATTGCTTGTCATTCAGCAGTTGAGCAACTGTATCATTAATAACTTCAACTGTTATTTCACTTGTGTTATATGTATCCATGAACTCATATGTGTCATAATCTCTAGCAAACTGTAGTAAATCAGTAGCTAACTTATATACGTTTTCCATAATCTTCTCCATTCAAAAAGCCTAACTCTGTTGTTAGGCTTCATTGTGTCTAATAGGGCATAAGAGGGCATAGTTCTTAAGGTCTGTACTTCTAAACATGATAGGCTTGTAGTTATCTTTTGGTACATTGATAACAATATCCTTGTCTTTGTACTCCATACATTCAAGCACTGTCAGCAGTCTCTTAGCGTCTACATAACTATTGAATAATTTGTATGTTCCAACATTGATATCATCTTTGATTGACTTTTTAGCTTGTTCTTTCAGTCTGTCAATGTTGAGTTGTGATACTACAACAATCTCGCTTGGAAGTGCCTTACAAATACTAAGCATGTTCTCAATATGAGGCTTGCTTTCATCTTTTGACAGTGGTTCAAACCCGTCAATGTTGTTTTCTGTCATAAAAGCCATGTAACTGTCTGTAACTGCGTTGTATTTCTTGTCGTTCCATGTACATTCATACTGTTTTGATAGCACGTTTCTTCCGGTTTTCTTTGCATTTCTTGCACAGTATGTATGCATTTTCTTGATACCACGCTTCTGTTCTCTTGAGACTTCATCAAAAAGGCTCTGCTTTTGAACCTTGCGAGCCTTTTTTGTTGTCTTTTTCTTAGGTGCTGGCAATGCCTTTACTTCTGTATATGGCAATTCCTTAGTGGAATCCAAACCCTCAGTAATGCACTTCACAGCCTTGTCAGCCATTGAGTAAGCCATCATAATCCAATATGGCTTCTCTTTGAATGTACTACACCAACCTTGTAAGTATGCAGTACTGTTTTCTTCTGCTTTTACGGTTTCGATACCACACAAACCTCTTAGAATCCATGCACCAATCTCAGCCACTAATTCTTCAAAACTGTAGTCCTTGCTTTTCTTGTCTCCGTCCATCTTTCTACCGAGTTCGATACCAGTACTATGTACCATTTCATGGAAAACTGTAGAGTAGTAAAGAGTAGAATCTTCAAAACGGTTGTCATTTGGAATGTTGACTGTCATTGTTGACGGACTAAAGAACGCTTTATTCAAGTTAGCATTTCTAATAAGTGTTACACCGTGACGGTTGAAGTAGTTAGCAATCAACTGTTCAGCATTGTAGTTGTATAACGGTTCCTTGCTTTCTCCGTCTACTAAAGGGTTTCCGTCCTTGTCTTGTAAGAATCCAATCGACCACTCGCTAAAGAATCTTGTACCCCAATAGTCTCTTGTCAATGGTTCGCCATCAGCGTTTAGTTGTGGTTTTCCGTCCTTGTCTAATACTTCCTTTTCAGTAAGCCATCTCATAAATACTGGTTCAGCTAGACCCTTCACACCCTCATACTCAGGCTTGAACTGATAGCCTTTTTTCTTAATTTCATTGAATGATACATAACCACCCTCATGGTTCAGCAAGAAAGCGTTAACTAGACAGAATGGCTTCTTACTTGCGTAACTGTAAGCATTGATACGTCTATCCCAAGGCTTTTGCCATGGTAAAGTGTTAGTTTCTGTCACTTTTTCGATGATTTTCTCAGCAAGAATCTTGTCGGCACCGTTGCCCTTGAATGTTTTAGTAGTTGTCATTTTTTCTTCCTCCTCGTGCTTGTCTGCACATACAAAATAATGAACTCATGTACTCTGCATTTTTCAAACGGACTTGTAACCGTCTTGCGGTTGCATTACATAAGAGGGGATAAACCCCTCGTGTTAGATGTTCTTCAAGATGTCTTGAACCATTGCGATACCACTGTCACACTCAACATTGATATAACGATGCGATATCTCGTTATAAGTGACCGTAACTGTCTCAGTGGCTGCATCATAAGCGATGTGTTGGATATCTTCATAGCGTCGTGTTAACTGGAGAGTAGTTAAAAGAGCATCACAAATAGCTTGTTTGTTTTCCATGTTGTTAGTCCTCACTTCCTAAGCATGCTACATAGCTATAGTAGAAACTTTGAGCGTTAGGCTCGCCAACGGCATCTAGATAGATAAGAGTATCAATGACTTCACTTGAATTTGTGTAACAGTCGATTAATGCTTCATCTTCATTTTGATACGCTTTTCTAAGTGTTAAGTAATGTGCGAGTGATTCGAATACTTCATTTTTAGCATTGATTTTCATTGTGTTTTTTCCTCCTAACAATGATTTTTTATTATTGGTGGTTATTGAAAGTAGTTAGCTTTCGTTAGCCATTAGAAGGGCGATTTTTAAAGCTACCGCCCGAAACTTCCGTAACAATAAATAATCTTTTACACCTAGCAAGATATCATTGGTTAATATGGTCCCATTACTTCCATATGGTTGTTGCCATTTGCTCATGTTTGCCTTTTCCTATCAAGTGGGGTTTGCAAAGGTATACCTAAGTATTTACCCGTCTTATTACTCATATAGTCGCTCGCTCGTCATTGCTGATGTCGTCGCAAGTAGTATCATCAAGCCGTATTCTTACAACATGGTTATTTAATTTTCAAAGAACTAGCAGCGGTTTTACGCTTATTTATGCTTTTTAGTCACATGTTTACCCACGGCATACCGTGACACGTCGGACGTTATTACATAAACACTATTGCTACACCTCCAAGTAGACTTATATAGATTTTAAAGAACAGTAATTTAAGCAACCCTATCCGGTTTTTATACCCCGTTCATTGCTTGCAACTACAATATACCCCCATTACGGCTATAGCGTCAACACTTTTGTTTCTTTTTGGAACAATTAAAATTTATTCCGGAACAAAGATTTAGGCATAAATAAGCCAAAAAACGCAAAAAAATATTTTTTAAAAAAATTTAAAATTGTGTTTTTTCTTGATTTGTTTCGGGATTTTTGGAAAGTAGTGAAAAACAGACGAATTTTCACAAAGTGCTTTTAAGTATATAATAGGATATAAAGAGATATATAGAGAAAACAGGTTTATTACCATTGTGAAATAAACAAGTATTTTCACAAATATATTTGCATTGTGAAGAAATAAAAGAAATTCACAAATAGAAATAAGACTGGCAAAACTCAAAATAGAGTGACGTAACGTAACCTTTAAAAAAATGACCGATAGTCATTAATATTTGACCACGGGTCAAGAAAATTGGATGTCAATTTGATTATAATCAAGTTGTGAGAAAACACGATATTTTCACATGGTTGAAATTGGTAGAAGCTGGAACACAAACCACCACAAACAAAGTGTTTTCATACATTCGTTGAATATCTCAATGGATAAATGAAGAAAAGTGTTGACAAATGATAATAGATAAGGTATCACGCGTGCACGCACGCACACACACGCACACGCGTAACGCGTACGCACACACGCACACACGCGAGCACGCACGCGGGCATATTGCACCCGTGGGCTATGTGGAACGTTATTGTTGTTGTGTGGTTGTTAGCCCCCTAGAGAGAGCCCAAAATTGCACCCCCACAAAGTTTCAATGGACTGAGTCACAAGTAAAAATCCCTAGTATGAGGGGTATACAAGGAGCACATATGTTCATTAGAAAAGACAACTACATTATCAATACTGACAAGATAGAGTATTTCGCTGAGAGCGACGGGGAATGGATTATGGTACTGCCCGACTTGAGAATCAGAGTCAGTACAGAGACAGTAGAGAAGATAACAAATTCAAGAATAAGAGGTGGAAGAAATGGGAAGACCACAGAAAAGATTCAACCTAAGTCTAACTCCAAATGAGTTTGAAGATAAGGTACACGAGTATTTTGACAAGGAAGAGCAGCCTACAAAGGCGGGGCTGCTACTGTACTGCGGAATCGGCAAGAGAAAGTGGAATGAACTGAGCAAGAACAGAAAGTACGACGATGCTATCGAATATGCACAAGCAATGTTTCAGAACATGTACGAACATCAGATGATGGATAAGAGTACGGTCACTGGTGCCATCTTCGGACTGAAGAATATGGGATGGAGTGACAAGGGAACGATTGAAGCAGTAGACAGTGGTGCTATTACGCTAGAACAAGCACTGACTGGTGGAAAGATGAAAGCATGAATGAAGGCTTAGGAATTACACTCAAGGAGTATATAGAGCGATTCATGAACATTCAGACCAAGAGCGGAGAACTGCGACCACTGGTCATGAACCACGCACAGAATCGTTTCTACGAGATATTTAAAGAGCACTACAACGCTGACAAGCCGATGAAGGTTATTATTCTCAAGGCTAGACAGATGGGCTTCTCAACGGTCACGGAAGCGGTCATGACGAGCCTTTGCATGACAAACTTTTTCAGAAGTGCATTGGTCGTAGCCCATACGAGTGACAGTAGTACGCATATCTTTGATATGTGCAAGAGATACTACGAGAACTTGCCTAAGGGCTTGAAACCGATGCTCAAATACTCCAATGCAAAGGAACTGAGATTCGAGAATCCGAGCAAGACGGACGATGAGAGCAAGAAGGGGCTACGCAGTAATATCAGAGTTGCGACTGCGGGGCAAGGCGGTTTAGGACGTTCCAATACGTTCAATTACATTCACTGCTCAGAATTAGCCTTTTGGGAGGAACAAGACGGGCAGACAGTAGCTGACCAGATGACTGGTCTGTTGCAGACACTTCCTCAGCACGGTTTCAGTATGCTTGTAATTGAAAGTACTGCCAACGGTTACAACTACTTCAAGAATCTGTGGGATATGGCAGTAAGTGGCGAATCCGACATGATTCCACTGTTTGTTCCATGGTTTGAAATGGAGGAATACAGACTTCCATACCACGGAGAAACGCTGACAGAAGAGGAACGCAGTCTTAAGAAAGAGTACGACCTTGATGACGAGCAGATTATGTGGCGGAGATATGCCATCAGAAACCTATGCGGCAACGATATAGAGAAGTTCCGTCAAGAATACCCAAGCAATCCCGAAGAAGCGTTTATCTTGAGTGGACGACCAGTATTCAATACACAGACAGTAATGAAACGAATCAGAGAGCTTGAAGAACACCCAGTGGCTTGCAAGGTAGGAATGTTCACAGACCAAGGAAATTTCTATGAGACACAAGGCGGATATGTAACTATTTACGAGCCACCACAGTTCGGTCATACATACTCAAGCGGTGCAGATACTGCTGGAGAAGGTTCAGACTGGTTTGTAGCCTATGTGGCAGACAAGGACCAAGGTGGGAAGATGGTAGCGAAGTACCGTGCTCAGAATGGCGAGAAAATGTTCGTTGAACAGTACATGAGACTCGGATACTACTACAACTATGCGATGCTCTGTCCCGAAACAAACTTCTCTACCTACCCTACAATGAAGCTTCAAGAGTTCGGATACTTGAATATGTATGTACGAGAGTCGGTAGACCAGTACAAAAAGACTCTGCAGAAGAAATTCGGCTTTAGAACTACATCACTTACAAGACCGCTGGCAATTGATTTGCTTACTGATGTTGTAAATGAGCATTTGGATTTGATTTGTGACACTGATTTCCTTCATGAAGCACTGAGTTTCGTCAAGAATGACAAGGGAAGAGCAGAAGCAGCAGAAGGAGCACACGATGACTGTGTAATGGCGGCTGCAATTACGTACTACACGATGCCACAAGCTGAATATGTGCAGAATAATGAGGTATCAGAGGAGTTTGAATACTCACAAGATGACCTCGATTTTATCAATTACGGAGGTTGAAATGCAGATTTTACTTATTATCGTATGTTGTGCCATGTGCGGGCTGATGAGCGGTGCATTCATGGGCTACAAGTCATATAACAAGGGCTATGCAGACGGAAAGGCAGAAGCTCAGAAACTCGTTGACAAGGACGGACTTACAAAAGAGGAAAAAGAACAGTTGAGACAGGTAATCAATGTACTCTCATGGGGAGGTGGAAATGAAAATTAAGACAACTCCAAGGGCTATATGGGATGAATATTCCAATGGACAGACATACAATCAGTCACAAGGACTGTATGAGACGGTAGAAAAGAATGAAAAGTTCTATCTAGGCGACCAGTGGAGCGGTGTAAATGCACCTAACCTTATGAAGCCAGTATTCAACCTCATCAAGCGTGTATGTACGTACTACACTGCAATGATTGTATCTGACAATGTAGGAGTAAATATCGAACCGTTTGACACTTCTACGCAGAACAAGGCATTCTGCAGCGTTATTTCAAAAGAAATTGAAAAGGTACTTGAAAGAGACAAGACAAACTTCAAGTGTCGTACAAATATGAAGAACTGTGCAGTAGACGGGGATACGTGCATGTTCGTAACATTCGACCCCGATATAGAAACGAACCAAGATGCAAAGGGCGAGGTGCGTACAGAGATTATTGACAACACAAATGTCATCTTCGGCAATCCATACAGTATTGATGTACAGTCGCAGCCTTACATTCTCATTGTTCAGCGTCTGTACAAGGACACTGTAAAGGACATGGCAGAAGCATGGGGAGTATCAAAGGAAGATATCGAGAGCATTCACTCTGATTCTGACCCTAATGGCATCTTGATTAACACGGATTCCAACGAACTGGTTACTGTAATTACTAAGTTTTGGAAGGTAAAGAAGGAAGAAACTGTCGGTGTTGACCCTCTTACGAAAACAGAGATAACAAAGAATACTACTTCGGTCCATTACATGAAATGTACAGAGAATGTAGTGCTCAAGGAAGAAACAGACACGGGATATGTGAACTATCCAGTTGCATACATGACTTGGGAACGCAGAAAGAACTCATATCACGGTCAGTCTCCAATCACGGGATTGATTCCTAACCAAATCTTCATCAACAAGATTTTCGCAATGTGCATGGTCTACATGACAAATATGGGATTTCCTAAGATTTTCTACGATTCAACAAAGCTAGGGAAACTTACGAATGATGTAACAAAGGCGGTATCACTGCCTAACATGGATATGGCGGGCAAGATGATGGATTCCGTCAAGGCTCCCGACTTCTCAAATCAGATTATTCAGCTGATTGACTCTACGATTCAGTATACAAAGGACTTCATGGGTGCTTCTGATGCTGCACTGGGTGAACTGTCAAACCCTAACAATACATCTGCCATCGTTGCAGTTCAGCAAGCATCAAGCGTACCCCTAGAGATTCAGAAGCTCGACTTCTATCAGTTCTATGAGGATATCGTAAGAAGCATCATTGATATCATGTCGGAATCATACGGTATCAGACAAGTCCGTATTACAGAAGCACAAGCCAAGGACTTAGGCTTGGTTGACCGTCTTGCGTATATGAACCCTACGGACGGAACGGAACTCCCTCCACAGATTGACCCTCTTACTGGTCAGCAGATTCAGCCAGTGGGAAGTGTACCTAAAGTAATCTACAAGACTACGATGCAGATTGATTTCAGTACAATCAAGAATCTCAACTACGACTTGAATGTAGAAATCGGTCAGTCAAGCTACTGGAGTGAAGCTACACAAGTACAGACACTTGACGGTCTGTGGGACAAGGGCGTTATTACTGATGCAGTCGCATACTTGGAAGGCATTCCCGACAAGTATCTGCCTAACAAGAAGGAACTTATCGACTCCATCAAGAAGGTGCAAGACCAAACTCAGCTTCAAGCACAGATGATGCCGCCAGTTCAGCCTATGACAGATGAAGCACTTCAACCTACGACAGAAACACAAGGTATGAAGGACGGTGTAGACAACAGAGCGGGCGGTGGAGACCCTACAAATGAGCAGCTTCAAAACACGTATGCTGCAAGTAAAGAGTTCTATCAGTAGGACTGAGTCCAATAATATGTAAAAACTACAATATGCTTGAGAAAAGACACTTCTAAAGAGGTGCCTTTTTTAGTGCCAACCATAGCACTGGGAGAATTTTAAATGGCAGAAGAAATGGTAAACCAATCATCATCTGAAACCGCAAATGACGATGTGTTTGAATCAATGTTTACAGACGATTCTACTGATGATTCTACAGATGAGAATACAGAAGAGAATACAGAGGAAACAGAAGAAACTCACGAAGATGAGAATCAAGACACACAGTCAGAAGAAGCTAAAGACTTCTTGAACATTCGCTACAACGGCGAAGATAAAGCCCTTACACAAGACGAAGCTATCATGCTTGCACAGAAAGGCATGAATTACGACAAGGTAAAGGGCAAACTCGATGCACTGGAGAACGGTGCTCTCAAGTCAATTTCGGCTATCGCTGAAAGAGCGGGCATGACAATTGACGAATATGCAGAAAGATTAAACGACTTTCAAGAACAGTCAGAAATCACGCAGATTGCAAACGAGTATCAGAAGAAGCATCCCGATGTTGACGACGATGCAGCACATGAATACGCAAATGCAGTCTATCAGAACAAGCGTGATGCCAAAGCTAGACAAGATGCAGAATCTCAAGCAAAGAGACAAGAGCAAGAGAATGCATACTTTAGAGACCAAGTACAAGCACTGTATAACTACAATCCCGATATCGACATTGAACACCTAGACACGGAAGTAATCGACGATATCAACGGTGGAATGAGTCCTATGGAAGCATACTTGCGATGGGAAAACAAATCACTACGCACAAAGGCTACTAACAATGCAGTCAACAGTAAGAACAAGAAGAATGCGAACAGTGGTTTAAATTCCAATAATTCCAGTGTCGGCGGCGACCCGTTCCTTGAAGGTCTGCTTGGAAAATAAGGAGATTAAATCATGGCACAATCCGCAACAAACTACGCTGAAAAGTATTCAGACGAACTGGCACAGGCTTACTTGCAATCATCTATCATTGCGGGCAAGACAAATACAGAATATACATTCGATGGTGTTAGAACAATTCATGTATATTCCGCAGTAACACAGCCTTTACAAGACTATAAGAGAAGTGGTACATGGAGATATGGTCAGCCAAAGGAACTTGAAGATGATTCCCAAGATATGACATTAAAGCTCGACAAGTCATTCTCAATGACAATTGATAAAGGTAACTCAAAGGATAACGCTGCTTTAAAGAGAGCGGGAAAAGTTATCAAGCAACAGATTGGCGAACAGGTTACACCATTCTTTGACAAGCACGCATTACAGACATGGGCTACTGCTGCTAAAACTGCTACAAAGAATGTAATCACTGCTGCACCTACAAAGGACACAGTAGTAGACATGTTCGTAAAGGCACGTTCCATGTTTGTGAATCAGAAGATTCCAATGGGTGCAAACTGCTATGCTTATGTACCTACATCTACAACATACGCTTTCTTGCTTATGAACCCTGACTTCATTTCAATTGAAAAGCTGGGCGAAAAGCATTTGACAAACGGTCTTGTAGGTAAGTGCATGAACTGGAACATCATCGAAGTTCCGGATGAATATCTACCGGAAAATACATTTGCTTTATTCACACACAAGAATGAAGTATTCGCACCTACAAAGATTGCTGAATTGAAGCAGCACAGTGACGTGCCTGGTATTTCGGGCTTGCTCATTGAAGGTCGTTACTATGGCGATGCATTTGTACGCAAGACATTAGTCAATGCTACAACTGGCGAACCTACTGGCACATTCGACCTACACGGTGTAATTACTGCTGAGTTCGGCGGTTAATCATAAGAGAACTTTTCAGAGTTCTCTGAAAGGAGACACATGACAGTTAAAGAATTATATGAACGTGCAAAGTCACTGATGTTTGAAAAGCAATCTTCAAAGGACTATGACAACTACTATATTCCTTGGACTAATGTTCTTCTCTCAGAGAACTTTGATTTGGAAAATTCACTTCTATTGCGTGACGGGGAAGATGCACTCGATGAGATTCCAATGGTAACGAGCGACACAGACGAGCTTCCATATCACGACGTAATCAACTATGAAATTCTGCCGTATGGACTGGCGGCTAACTTCTTCATTGATGATGACTTGTCTAAATACGATATCTTTCATACCTACTATCAGAATGCACAGATGAAGTACATGAAAGGTAATGAAGTATCTATTACTGATGTATACGGAGACTGACAATGCCAATCATTCAGCAGAAAACGCACAGTGCAGCAGAATTTCAGATGCTCCCTATCATTGCTCCCGCAAGTGGAGGGCTGAATATCCAAGACCTTGAATATACATTGAATGTGAATCAGTCTCCAAAGCTGACAAACATGATGTACAAGAACGGTGTATTCGGCAAAAGATACGGGCAGAGACTTGCATATGACTTCAATGTAGAAGTATTTGCAAGTATTCGCTACAAAAACAACATCTTCATTCAGACGAATGGAGAAATCTATGAGTACGATACAAAGGCTCATAAAATGACTAGCAAGTACAAAGATGCAAAGCTCTCGGAAGAAGGCTTCTTCTTTGTTTTCAATAAAGATTTGTTCTTCATGAATACAAAGATTTACTTGAAACTTGAACATGGAACGACTGCAATCAAGCCAGTTGAACCGTTCGTGCCTCAAGTACTGATGAACTGCAAGCCCGACGGTACGGGTGGAGATACGACCCCATATGCATACAACATGCTAGGGACCAAGTACCAAGTTTCATTCAGAGGAGACGGTACTACAAAAGAGTTCAAGTTTCCAAGTGAAGCGATTCAGAAGGACAAGGACGGCAAAGTTATTCCGATTGACTCTACGAAAGTAGAAGTAAAGATTGCTTCTACAGACCATGTAGAGGGCGATGGAAGTTTTACCGTTGACAGAACAAACTACAAAATCATCTTCACGACTGCCCCACAGAAGGGAACAAACGATAACGTTTGGGTAACTATTTCAGTAACCAATCCCGATTATGTAGGGGTTATCGAGAAGTGCAAATACTGGACTGCATACGGTGGAGGTAACAACTCACATCTGTTCCTTGCGGGCAATGGTACATCACGATTCTACTATTCAGATACTGCTGATGCTTCCTACTTTCCCGAAACGAACTATATGGAAATCGGCAATTCAGAAGATGATATCACTGGATTCGGCTTGCAGTATAGCAGACTGATTATCTTCAAGCCTACTGAACTGTATGAAGCTACATATCAGTTCGGTGTAGATTCAACAGATACTACTCGATACTACTTCAATACAAAACCAGTCAACAACAGTATCGGCTGCGACTGCCCCGACTCTGTTCAGCTGATTGATTCACGTCTTACATGGCTCAACAAGACATACGGTGTATGTACACTGTGTTCGTCACTGATTGAAGATGAGCGGAATGTAAGACCTATTTCTAGAAATATCAACGGTGGTGTACGTGCCAAGGGACTGCTAGATGAAGATAATCTAGACAAGTGCAAGTCAATCGACTTCGATGGCAAATACATACTGTTTATTAATAACCATGTATGGATGTGGGACTACAATCTAGCACCATACACTGATTCAAGTACAAGGTATTCTCTTGATGAACTGGCTGAAAATACTGCATGGTTCTACTGGGAGAATATCGGCTACAACGGTCAGATTGTCACGAATGCAGTTGCACTTGACAGAGAACTGTATTTCATTTCAGATGCAAAGTTCTGCAAGTTCACAAATTCATGTGACGACTATGGCAATGAAATCTACGCAGTGTACGAGACACCAATGTTTGACGGAAGTCACTTTGAATCACTGAAAACAGTCAAGAAGGTATTCTTTGAAGCTCGTGCCGACACTGCTTGCAATACAAAAATTACATACATAACAGACGAAAATTCAGACGGGGAAGAAGATGCTGAACCAATTGTGGTTACTCTCAGCCTTTGGGACAAGTTCCACTACAACACATTCGGCTGGACTACATACAAGTATGCAAAGACCTACACAAGAAAGTGCTCACTCAAAAAGATTTGCTTATGGGGTGTCAGACTAGAGAGTGGATTCTCAAAGACTGACAAAGGCAAGGACATGAGTATTTCTTCCATCAAGTTTGAATACACGATTGTCAAGGAGATTAAGTAATGGATAAATTTGAATTTACTCCAAAGAAAGGGTTTGAAGATGCTTCTGCATATCCCGACCCAATCTCTGAATCTGAGACACGAGAACAACTGATGCGACCATCAAAGCAGTTAGCTGAGTACATTAACAGTAATGTAGTGACATCTATCGCTGCCTTGGCTGGTGCAACTGGGGACGCAGAATCAATCAAACAGATTCAAGATATGCTGAATGGTTTTGCAAAGCTGAACCATGTAGAGATATCAAAGACAGATTATGATGCACTTTCTGATTCTGAGAAGAAGAACGGAAGTGTTTACTTTATAGGAGATTGAACATGGGAAAAATTGTGAAAAACGGTGTCGAATATGGTCGTGGTGGGGCTGACCTTTTAAACCTCATCTATCCAGTCGGCTCAATCTATATCAGTACAAGTCCTACTTTCAATCCTCAGACAGTATGGGGTGGAACATGGAAAAAGACTGCTGATGGCAGATGCTTGATTGGTGCAAATACTACATACCCATTAGGTAGTACTGGTGGCAATGCATCACACTCTCATACTACGCAAGCACATGCTATTACACAGAATGAAATGACTGCACACGTACATAAATTCAGTAAACCAGCATGGAGTAACGCTGAATATAGAGCTGGGTCAACATATTTTTGTGCTTATGGTTGGAACCACGTTTCTACAGAAACATTTGGCAGTACGAACTATACGGGTGGTGGAGTCGCACACAGTCACGGAAATACTGGAAGTGCATCAAATATGCAGCCATACCTAGCAGTTTACATTTGGGAAAGAACGGCTTAATTAAGGAGAAGATATGAACAAATTAAAAATCAATGGCAAGTTTTATGACGTATTAGATAATGGAGTAAATTACTCCCCCGAAGCATTACAGATGGCATTTGTAGCAGACGGAATGACAGTGGATACACTCAAATCTGAGCTTGCAAAGTTTGGTGGCAACTTTGACCTTTACAGTGATGACGGTGCAACAGTAGTAGCAACATACAATGGCTACACAAAGATTGAATCAATCATGACTCATTACAACGCAAATCTTGGAAGTACAACGACAGACGTTCTAGAATTTGTGATGAACAAGCCAACACTTCAAGATACAGTCAATCAGAACTCTGCTGATATCACGGCAATCAATGAAGCAATTGCTTCACTTGCAGAAATTGTAGGAGGAGAATAATCATGGTTAAATGGTACGTAAGACAGATTCAGATGAACCGCATGACATTAGATGATGTGCCAAAAAGATGGCACGATGCAGTGGCAGAAGCATTAAAAAACTAATCACATTATTTCATATAAAAATCTTATGAATAGTACTTTTCTTTCCTAAGAAAAATGCTATGGTATGGTTAAAGGTTAACAGTATTAACTAATAGAATAGAGGTTGACAATATGAACTATTTTAACCCGTTTCAACAGAATTACGACAATATGTACTCATATAACACTGTACCTCAAGTAGTAAAAGTAAATGGATACAACGGTGCAAATGCATATCAATTGCCGCCAAATGCCAGTGCATTACTGCTTGATGAAACTCAGCCGATTGTATGGCTGGTAAAATCAGACGGTGCTGGATATAAATCAATTACTCCGTTTGATATTACAGAGCACAAGGAAACAGATGTTATGAAAAGCATTGAAGAAAGACTAAGCAGATTGGAGAAATTATATGACGAACAATCCAATTCTAAACAGACTGAATCAACCACAGAGTAACAATATGGTTGAATCATTCAATCAGTTTAAAAAGTCCATTCAAGGACAAGACCCAAAAGCTTTAGTAATGAGTCTTTTAAATAGTGGCAAAATGTCGAGAGAACAGTTCGAACAATTGTCTAGACAAGCTAATTCTCTCGTGAACATTTTGAAATAAACTCTTAAAGAGTTGAAGGAGAAACTATGGATTATTCTTTAGCTGATGTTGCAAGTGCTGTTAGAAATAACGACAATGACAACGAATTTGGTGGCGGTGCATGGTGGATAATCGTATTATTCTTGTTTGCCTTTATGGGTAATGGATTTGGAAACAAGAGCAATGCCGACCCCGTAACAGAAGCGGGACTGTGTAACGCAATGAACTTCAACAATTTAGAAAACACTGTAGGTAGACTGTCAGACTTGACACAGAATCAGACCATGACTTTAGGTGCTGCTATTACTAATACTGCAAAGGACATTGCAGTAGGTCAAGCAAGTCTGCAACAACAGATTTCTAATTGCTGCTGCACGACACAACGTGCGATTGACGGTGTTAATTACAACAACGCTATCAATACTGCAAACATTCAAAAGACAATTGATGACAGATTTGCTCAGATGGAAAGGTCTAGACTTGAAGATAGAATTTCTCAGCTTGAGCAGATGAACAACCAGTTGTTCCTAGCACAACAGATGACTGGTGTAGTCAAATATCCAATGAGCTTTGGATACAATGCGGGAACAAATCCGTTCTGCCATCAGACAACAACAACACCAACTACAACTGGTTAAGCAAAGGCACTCATAAAGAGTGCTTTTCTTATTGCGATTTAGCCAAGTGGTAAGGCAACGGACTTTGACTCCGTTATCACTAGTTCGAACCTAGTAATCGCAACTATTAAAGGAGAAAGCAATGACAACTTACGACAGATTAACTTTTGGAATGAAATGCTTGAACGTTTCTCAGATTGGTTCAGCCTATGACGGAAGAAATCACTACTCACATGTTTCATATGAAGTAGACCTTGCTGGCATGGATACTGGTGCCGATGTTTGGAGAAACAAGATGCCTAATACCTACTGGTACTGTGCGGGGGCATGGGGCAATGCAAACACTGGCAACACTAGATTCTTCTGGTCTTGTGACAAGAATGGCAAGGCAAAGAAGGTACTCTGTGCAGATGGCTACTTAAGATACATCACACTTGCCTTGACTCACTCAAGAAGAAGTTTCGCAGTAGGTCACTACTACAAGTTCAACGAAATTATGTATCAAGAAGGTACAAGTGGACGTGCTACTGGCAATCATATTCATCTAGAAGTATGTGCGGGTCACGTTAGAACAAAGTACAGAAACCGTGTAGGTGGATATAACCTAGCAAACATGCTTCCAGCAAACAGAATGATGTTCTTGCTCAATGGATATTCCTACATCAAGAACGGTGGAGGACTCTCATGGAAAACAACTTCTACAGTTCCTTACACAGTCGGTGCATCAAGCGGTACATATGTTACTAAGCCAACTCACTGGAACCGCAAGTTAGCAAAAGGAAAGACATATACAGTCATTCCAAAACAAGGTTTGAACTTGCGTAAAGGAAACTCTACAAAAGCACCAGTTATCAAGACAGAACCATGTGGCACAAAACTCTACTATTACGGTGGATATGCATACAACGGTAAAGAAGCATGGGTATGGGTAACAGACGGAAAGAATGAAGGCTTCGTCAAGGGAGACGAAAGATATTTGAAAGGCTACATTGCCTAGGAGGAAATTATGGTTTTAAGTGATAAACAATATAACATTTTGAAATGGGTAGGATTACTTGTATTACCCGCTACCGCAACACTTGTAAAGGCAGTTTTCCCAGTTTGGGGATTGCCTTATGCTGATGCAATTGCTACTACTTGTACTTCATTAGGTGTATTTGTAGGTACATTGATTGGTGTATCTCAAGCAAATATGAAACCCGAATTAGATGCAGAAGAAGAAGCAGTAGTTGATTTAGTCTGCGAAGATAAACAAAAAGAAACAAACGGAGAGGGGTAATGTCAGTAGATTCTTCTACTGTTGTTGCCATCATTGTTGCAATGCTAGGCAGTCAATGGTTTGGAAACTGGGTACAGAATACATTTTCAAATACTAGCAATAAAGTAATGTTACAGAAGCTGAAAGAACTTGACTACAAGGTAGACAAGAATCAAGCAGAAACATATCGTACACGCATCTTGAGATTCAATGGAGAAATCAAAAGAGGTGTACATCATGATGAAGAAGAATTTAATGATGCAATAGAAGCTATAAACGGTTATGAGGACTTCTGCAAAAGAAATCCTAACTATCCGAACAATAAGGCAGTATTAGCAATCAAGAACATAAAACATGTGTATGAAAAAGCATATGCAAACAACGACTTTTAGGAGGGAAACCTATGGCATTTATCAATAATGGTGGCGGTGGAAGCAAAGACCGAACATACGTAAACAAGAAAACTGGTAAAAAAGTTACTGGTTCTTCCACAGTACATGGTGCAATGAAAAATGCGGGATACAGAGTCCAACCGTATCCATACAAGCAGAAGAACAACCCACCAAGTAATAGCGGTGGAGGTGGCGGTACTGGTGGAGGTTCAAGACGATATTCTACCAGTTACGCTTCAAGTGGACCAAGTGCAGAAGAATTAGCAGCTCAACAAGCAGAAAGAGAAGCCCAAGAAAGAGCAGCAGCACAAGCAGCAGCGTTAAAGGCGGCTATGCAAGCTAGAACTGATGCAGTCAATGCGGCTAACAGTGCATTAGACCAGCAAGGCAAAGCATTAGAAGGTAAGTACAACACAAGTCTTCAACAAGCTCAGGGCGACTATCAGACACTCAGAAATCAGAATGATGTGAACTACATGCGTGCTTTGTACAATCAGCGTGAAGCACTTGCAAACAGAGGTGCATTGAACAGTGGGACGGGTCGTTATGAAAACCTTGTAACTGGCAATGCGTACAATAACACTCTGAACAAAATCAATTCACAAGAAATGGCTGAAAGACAGAATATCCAAGACAGTATTGCGAGCATGTGGGCTAACATTGCACAACAGAAAGCAGCCAACAACAACACTACATTAGATAACTATACAACTGCATTGCAGAATATCATCAACTCTAACTACAGTGGCTACAGTCCAAGTGGTTCAGACTACTATCAGCAAGCACTGAATACAATGAATGGAGCATTTGCTACACCAACTAATGCAAATGGTGGAACAACTAGAGACGGTGTATCAGCATATGCTAGATTACTTGCGAGCTTAGGATATGACATCTAGTCCAGTCAAGCCAGTTGTTGGTGTTTCTCCAATGAAACAGAACAGTCCTTATGCACGAATGAGAACAATTGCAAGACAGATGCGTAACAACATGCATAAGACTGCACAGAATCAAAGATACGTAAGAAGAAACGGAACATACAAATAGGAGGTTCTCATGGCGAAAAAGAAATCAAAGAAGATTAACTGGGGCGGAGGAGCTGGATTCTACGACCCAAATGACAAGACTAAAATCAACAGTAGTGTCAAGAATGAACAGTACAAGAAAAGTCTTGAAAAGAAAAATACAAAAAGCAATACAAAAAATAATAATAAGTCATCTGAATCCTCAAAAAATACCCCTACTGCTAAAAGCGGTGGGGGTTCTTCTTCTACACAGAAGAGTGGAATTGAAGTAAGAAATCAGAAGCAAGCACAGAGAGAAGCCAAGATTGCAGAGAACCATCAGAAACTGTATGAAGTAAATCCATTCAAGAGTTCCAACAAGTCTGTAAACAAGGCAATTCAGACATCTATCGACCAAAATGCAATGCGTAACGGAAACAAGACAAGTGATGCAGATGCAAAGGCAAAGATTCAGAATGAAGTGTTCAAACAGAAACGTGCTGAACTCGAAAAGTCTGTCAATAATGCAAAGACAACAGTTTCAAATGCAGTTAAGAAGCAAGGGCAGACAATCAAGGAAAACTTTATTGACAGTGAACTGCGTCAGAGGAGACTGAATGAGAACAGTCAAGCAAACATTGATTTGGCAGATGCACAGACTGCACTTTCTAGAAACGGGCAAGTAGACAATCCTACATGGAAGAATAAAAAGACTAATAAAATCAATCTGAATGATGCTACACAAGTAAGCAAGCTGAACAAGAAAGCTACTGAAAGCAGTGAGACTGTTCAGAAGAACTTGGATAGAAATGCACTGTTAGGAGTAATTGCGGACACAAATGCATCGTATGTAAAAGGTGTTGAAAATGCAGTATCAAGTGGATTGCAGTCTCCAGCAAATGCATTAGCTACAGTAGGCAGAGTTGTAGGAAACAATACATTGCAAGATAAGGCTGGTGGCTTTGCACAAGATATGTACAATGCTACTGCTGCTGCTGACAAGGCAATGCAAGACAATAACTCTGTCTACAGTAATGCTATCGGTCAGACTTTCTCATCAGTAGGTAACATGCTACCTCAGACTCTTTTAGGTCTTAGTGGTGTAGGTAAATTTGGTACTTTAGGATTAATGGCTTCTAACGTTTACGGAAGTGAAATGTCTAATGCTATGAACAACTACATGGCACAGAACAACGCTGATAAATACTCTGATATCAATAACGACCTATTCGCTCGTGCAAACCTATATGCATTGGCTAGTGCGAGTAAAGAAGTTGGAACTGAAATGATGGATAAAGTCATTCCAGGCTATCAGAAGCTGAACATCAATGACATTCTTGAAGAAGGTCTTGAAGAAGTGGCTGGCGGCGTGTTGGAACCATACATCAATCAGATTCTAACTGCTAACAGTGTTGTAGAAGGGCTTAAGCAAGGTACTAAGGAACTAGGAAAATCAATTACAAGTGGAGACTTGGTTAAACAAGGTATCATGGGAAGTGCAAGTGCATTGCTTGCTAACGCACCATACTCAATCGCAGATACTGTAAGCAAGGCAAAAGCAAGGTCGGAAAATAATAAATTCATTCAAGAACATGGAACAGAAACTGAAAAGGATTTTGGTCGTGTTGTCAGTGACTACAATCTTGCAAAAGAAAACTACGGAATCACAAAGAACGATACTTCAAAGAGTATTATCGACAAGACACAATACAATATCAACCATGACAATGGTGTAGTTTCTGATTACATGGTCAACAACAGTAATGAAACATTCAAACAGTATGCTAGAGATATCCAAGCAGAAGCAATTAGAAATACAATCGGAAATGAAAGAACAAATCAGCAGACAAATGCTTTCATTAAAAGTGTAAATGACAATAATCTTGCAGTTGAGTTTGCAGATAATGTAAATGTTAATGGCGAGAAAGTTTTTGCAAAACTTAATGGCGACAATGGAATTACGTTTGATAAATCAATCTTAAAAGATAAAAGCATAAACTTAGACGAAACATTACGTCAAACTTTGGAAAAAGGTTATTCATTAAAAGCAGACAATGTATATGTTGCTGAAAAGCCAATGCCATCAGAAGATACGCAAAAAGGTGATGTAGAAGATGGTACATTAGTGCTTAATACAGAATTACCTTCTGAGCAAAATGGATTAACTAACGAACAGAAAGAAGCATTTTTCAAAGAACGTAAAGAAAATCCAAACAACGCTTATCAAACTGGTACAGTTAACCCAACAACTAAGGCTGAACAGTATGGAACTGATACGATTGACTTAGGTACAGACCCTAATGGCATGACTAATGAACAGAAGAACCAAGTTCTAGCTGACAGAAAAAAAATGTATGAGCAAGGTATGAACGCTTTCAAACTTAGAAGCCCTCAAGAAAGAACGGATTTTGAATCTGACAGACAGTCTGCACAAGAACTGAATGAGCGTGCCAAGAAAGCATCAGAAGCTGGCAATAAGACAGAACTGGGAAATGTACTGCGTGAATCGTCAAATGCATCAGAAGAGACAAAACAAGCAGTAAAAGAAACTGTACGTGAAGATAATAAAAAGGCTGCAAAAGAACTCACTGGCAAGGATATCGACAATAAACTTGCAGATGCAGTTACAGATGTTGCAGAAGATGTTATTACCAAAGCATATAAAGGTGTTCGTGATGCTGCACAAGGAAAACATGGAGAAAATGCTGAACAACGTGCAAACGCAAGAGAAGCATCTGAAAACAATGAGTTTAGATATGAAACTGCTAAAGACGCTGATACATTAAAGAGTGCTCAAGAAAGAATTGATGCGTTCAAGAAAGATGGGAAACTAGATGTAAACAGTTCTAATGAAATACTGAAAGACATTAAAAAGGCACAAGAAAATTCGCTCAAGTCTACTAGAAAAGATGGTTATCTAAGCAATGAGCATCAGTATGAACAAGAATATGTAACAGAAGCTACAATTCAGTTGGCAGACATTGAAAATAGCTATCGTGCAAAACTTGAAAAGCAAGGGTTAGACGTGACTAGAAATTTTGGCGACAATGGAGTTTCTTATGTTGTTAAAGACGCAGAAGGGAACGAAATTCATAATGAGCTAACAAAGGCTTTGCAAGACTCTGCAACAAACGCAACAGAAGCAAGAAAACTCGTTTTGGAAGAAGCGTCAAAGAGTGCAGTCAAGATGCGAAATATGCAAAAACTGTGGTCTGCAATGCCTAAAGAAGAAAAAATCTATGACTTGCAGAAACTCGTCAAAGAAACACAAGCAATGATTGACAAGAACGGTCAAAACAAGAATGGCGAGCATATCTTAAAGATTGATGAAGAATTGATGAAACAGTTTGATGTAGCAGAAAACAACAGTTCCAAGCAAGGAGAACTGTTTGACGAAATTGTTAAGGACTTGGCTCGTCAGACACCAAGAAAGTTCAGAGATAAGATTACTTCTTATCGAAATATCTCTATGCTTCTTTCTGTTCCTACTAACTTACGTAATATTGTAGGTAACTTGACATCTGAATATTTAAGTAAGTTCTCAAATATCGGTTCAAGCACAATTTCACTCGCATTAGACAAAGCGGGCTATTTCCAGAATGCTGAATTGGATTTAACAGATGCCAAGAGCAAATACTACTATGATTTCAGTAACAAAGTTGTAGCTAATGCAGTGAAAGAAATCATGAACAAAAACAGTAATGTCAAGGCAGACGGTATACTGGCAAAGGATATCAAGAAGTGGAAGGGCGGAGCAGATAATGTTGATGCATTCTTGAACCGTAACGCTGACTTCAAGAACAGACTACAACATAATGTAGGAACAAAACTCGCTGAACTTGCTGAACAAGAAGGTGCTTTAACAAAAAATGGTCATTTCACTGCTAAATTTTTGAAAGAAAATGCTGACTCCATTCAGAAGATGGTAGTCGAGTCCTACAATCAATCTGCAAAAGCAAAAGCATTACTGTCAGAAAGCAGTTTCCTACGTGAAGATGGAACACTTGCTAAGGCTACAAAAGCTAATAAAGCAGTTGCAGAACAATTCCTAAAGGAAATTGGTGGAGAAGAAGGAGCTACTGGAGACTTCAACGGTAGATTTGCCAGTGGCGATGCACTAGGAAATACTGGAAACAATGTAGATGCAAAGAGCAAGTTTAAAGATGCTTTCAGAGAAGAAACATTTGTAGGAAGAGAATCAAAGATTCTTCAAAAATACTTAGGCAACGAAAATGGAAACATGACACACGATGCTCTTGCTAAAGCAGCAAAGGCAGTATTTGGCGATGACTTCAATGTAGGTGTGATGCACAACGCAGAAAAGCTTACAAACTGGCTTTTGAACAATGGAGTATTTGGCGATAGTGCATTCTTTAGAAGCAGTTACGCTAGTGAGTGGGCTAGATACATTGATTCAAAGGGATACACTGCAAGCATTGAAAAAGGCGAAAATGGAACTGTCTACAAGTTTACTGATAAAAACGGTAATGTATTAGACAGTACTAAAGCAGAAACTCTAATGAGCAAAGCTAATGAGTATTCCATTATCGAAGCACAAGAAGCAGTATTCCATCAAGCGAGTGGAACAGCTGAAACTATTAATAAATTTAAACAGAAAGGTCCTCTTCAAGCACTATTTGCTAATGCAGTGATGCCATTCGCAAAAACACCTATCAATATTGCTAAGAACTCAGTTACATATAGCCCTATTGGACTTATGAAGGGTGTATATGAAATGACTAAAGGTGTTCAGAGTGGTAGATGCACTGCTGACCAAGCAATCAGACACTTGTCTAAAGGTATGACTGGCTCATCAATCATGGTATTGGGTGCATATCTATTCTCACAAGGAATCTTGAATGGAACTACTGGAGACGATGATAAAGACAGTTTTGAAGAAAGCAGAGGTAAACAGTCATACTCTTTAAATCTTCCAAATGGAACATACTCATTATCATGGCTATCTGTAGCAAATGTACCTTTGTTTACTGGTGTAACTGCAATGAAGATTATGGAAGAGAAAGGATTCAGCACAACCGATGCTCTTGACGCAGTTACAAGTATTGCAGACCCATTCGTTAATGCATCATTCATGAGTGGACTTGTAAGTACTCTAAAACAACTTGGTGGCAGTACAAACTATGACGACAAAGATTCAGAAGCGGTTAGAAAACTAGGTACAAATATTCTGAAAACATATATTACCCAGTTCTTCCCAAGTGCGGGAAAGCATATCAATACAGTACTTAATAAGTACAAAAAGAGTACTTATGATGACAACACTATAGGTCAGATTCTTAACTCTGCACAGACTGCAATTCCTTTCATGGCTGCGAACCTACAGAATCAAGTAGATGTTTACGGTAATGATGTAGAAAACGTTGGTGGAGACAATCCTATCATGCGTGCCTTATATACTTATTTAAGTATTGGTACATACAAGCCATACGATAAAACATATGGAAAGGGAGGAGACTCCTATACTAAAAAGCTAGAAAAGATTGCAGAAAAGAGTGGAGATTCTAATGTACTTCCATATGTATCTTCATCAATTCAAGGTACAAAGATGAATGCAGAGGAACGTCACGACCTTAATCAGTACATGCTCAAGAACTACAACAATCAAGTGCATAGCTTGTTTGAAAGTGGTATCTTGGATGGCTATAATTTGAACAACAGAGAAGATGCAACACAAGTAGCTGAACTGCTAGGCAAAATCAAGAGCCATTACTTCTATGAAGCAAAGGCTAAACTGTATAAGCGTACAAATCCTACAGAAGCAAGCTCAGTTCTTACAAGTTCTACAAAAGCAACACAGAGCCTTGCTGAAAACGGTATTCCAGTATTCCTAACTAAGTACTTGCAGAGTCAGCCAACTGAAACAGACAGTAAAGGTGCATCAATTTCTATTTCCAAACCATTGAGAAACAGACGACTGTTAGAAACTCTTGGACTTTACGACAACGTTATGGACTTGTACAAGGAAAGAAAAATCACAGATTTGTACAATGTTGGACTTTCATCTACAGTAGCAAAAATGTCTCAGCAAGAATATGAGTACAAGCTAGACGATTTGGATAATGGACTTATTGAAGGTTCTAATACAACATCAGACCTAAAGAGACGACATGATACATATGAGGAACTTGGAGAAAATCAGAAGTTTGCTGATGCACTGACTGCTCACGATATCGACTATGGAACATTTGCTAACTACAAGACTATCAAAGGCGACAAGAAAGACGGTAAGACAGTCATGAACTCTAGAGCCGAAAAGATTATTGCTCAGATGGAAGAAGATGGAGTGCTTGAAGGATTCAAGGAAGGTATCAGAGACGGGTCGTTCAACTATGACAATATCACTCAGTTTGGACTTACATCTAAGCAAGTAGAAAAATTGCTAGGTTTGAAAGTACAAAAAACTAGTGAAGACGATGACGATGATTCATCTAGTGGTGGTTCGTCTAACAGGCGGTCATACAGTGGACGTTCTAGAAGCAGTTCAAGACGTTCAAGTGGGTCTAGAAGAAGTTCAAGCAGCAGTTCAAGCAGTGCTACAACAGAGGAAACACCTACGTTTGACATCAGTGGTGCATTGAAAGCTATCAATAAAGGTGCATCTAAGACATCCAGTGGTTTGACTCAGTCACAGTTGCAGAGTTTATACAATTCAACTGTAAATAGCCATAATACTAGAATCAGCAAATTGCAGACTCTAGTAAACAAAGGCAAGAAGTAAGGAGAGCGTATGAGACGTGGAACAACACCAACATACGACATTACTATTTCAGACATGAAAAACATCGAGGATGTTTGCTTGGCATTCGAGCAGACATCTTCGGGTGTCATGTTTGCAAAGCATGTTTCTGACAATGATGGAAGAAGTGGTTTCACGAGTACTGGGTGCTACTTCACACTGTCACAAGAAGAAACTGCTAGTTTCTCAAAAGGTAGTGTCAAATGGCAGATTAAACTGAAATTTAAAGACGGTACTGTTTCAAGTACAGACTATACAAGTGAAAAGGTAATTGATGAAATTCACGAGGAGACTTGGTAATGGATTCAATCAAAGGTAGTACACAAGTAAATTTAACAGTATTGAATGAAGATAGAGACTTTGCAATTGATTCAACCAAAGATAGTACACAAGTAAATGTAACAGTATTGAATGAAGATAGAAAAGTTTATTTGAGTGCTACGCAGACTGAACATGCAGTCGATGTAGAAGTAAACGAAATCTTTGGAACTGGTGTACTATCTGTTACTCAGACAAAATTATCGCATGAAAACGGTGGTGAAAACGAATTTGCAGTTGTACTTACAAATGGCAATACAAGCAAGTTCAAGTACTACAACGGAGAAAAAGGCGACCAAGGCGATAAAGGAGACAAGGGAGACAGAGGGTACGGTATCAAATCTATCGAATTTAAAGATGATTCCACGATGCATATCACAGTGGAAGATGGAAATACTTATGACTCCATGCCCTTGAGAGGGCAGCAAGGTCTAAAGGGAGACAAGGGAGATAAAGGCGATAAAGGCGACCGAGGGGTACAAGGACCACAAGGAATAAAAGGAGATACTGGTGCACAAGGTCCACAAGGTTTAAAAGGAGAAAAAGGCGATAAAGGCGAAACTGGCGGTGTTATCGTTCCTACATTTATTTTAGATAAAGACGGTAACTTGATTATGTATTATGACGACCCAACGAAATAAAAGGAGACAAGATGGCAACAACAAGAATTGATTTAGGAAACATTAGAGGTCCACAAGGACCTAAAGGCGACCAAGGTATTCAAGGACCCCAAGGTATCCAAGGACCGAAGGGCGAACAAGGAGAACCATTTAAAATTGCGAAAATCTATTCATCTGTATCTGAAATGAACAGTGGATACGCAACAGACGGTGTGGGAATTGGCAAGTTTGTAATGATTAATACTGGCTCTGTTCAAGACGCTGATACTGGCAAACTGTATGTCAAAGACGCAAAAGCATATTCTCTAGTATGTGACTTGAGTGGTGCTCAAGGTATTCAAGGGCCAAAGGGAGACCGAGGTCCACAAGGTGTTCAAGGTACACAAGGTCCACAAGGTTTAAGGGGCGAGACTGGAGACACTGGTAAACAAGGACCACAAGGCATTCAAGGACCAGTTGGAGCTACACCAAAGATTACTGCAACTGCTACGGTAGACGCTACAGTAGGAACTCCAAGCGTTACAGTTACTAAAGGCGGAACAGATGCAGCACCAACACTTTCATTTGCTTTCAAAGCAGTAAAGGGTGTAAAGGGAGACGTAGGACCACAAGGACCTCAAGGTGTACAAGGCGAGAAAGGTATTCAAGGAGCTACTGGACCACAAGGACCTCAAGGTGTAAAAGGAGAAAAAGGCGATACACCATCATTTGAAGTAGGGACAGATGGGCACTTGTACGTTATTTGGGAGTAACTTATGGGAGCTAGAATCGACTTAGGATACATTAAAGGTCCTAAAGGCGACAAGGGAGAAACTGGACCAAGAGGACCACAAGGTATTCAAGGACCCCAAGGAGCTACGGGTCCGCAAGGACCACAAGGTGTAAGTGGAGCAACTGAACATGTAGAAATTACACAATATGATTATGACAGATTGACATATGCTCAGAAAAATAATGGAAAAGTTTATTTCATTGAATAAAAAAAGGTGGTATAGCTATGGAACTGATAAGACAATTAGCCGAACAGATGGAAGATGAGATTTGTGATAGCAAACATTATGCAAAGTGGGCGGTAAAAGTGAAAGACAAATACCCTGAACTTGCAGAAACTTTATATACAATCTCATTGCAAGAAGAAAAGCATATGCAGATGTTACATGATGCAACAGAGAAAATAATCAGTGGATTAAAACAAAAAAATGTTTCTATTTCTTCAGACATGTTAGCTATCTATGATTATCTGCACAAGAGACAAATCAAAGAGCGTGAGAACGCTCTTAGATACCAAGAATTATATAAAAAATAGAATTAGTTGTTGTAAAATATTTTTGGATAGGTTAATATAATGGAGTAGTTGTTTTTCCAACTATACAATGATGATTAACTATGGGAAAGAGAGAGGGAGCAATCCTTCTCTTTTTCTATTTGTGGTATAATATATGTGGCTGGAACAGTCATTGTCATTTTATTTTAAACCTCTATGATATAGTAATTGACCACTGCAAAGTGGTTTTTTACTTTGTGGTATAATATAGGGGTAGCAATGCAATACCATTAATTGCTACTGGGCTTCATACAGTTTTGGGTTTAGTTCTGTATGTTTTCTTATAAAACTCCTTTCGGCAAGAACCACTGAAAAGTGGTTTTTTGCTTTGTGGTATAATATTGATGTGCAGAAAAGTTCATTAGAAATACCTAAAAGACTCCTAACAATCAAGTGAACAAGTTACGCACGAAAAATTCCTAACTAACATTTTTACCTAACTAACATTGGAAAAAAGGGCACTCAAATGAGTGTCCTCTTTTCTTTTTCTACTTTTTTCTTTTTCTACCAATTTCTACCAAAATGTATAAGCAAGTGTATGCAAGTACAAGCAGAAGTAGAGATTGGAAGTGCAGATATTAGCGTATTTATGCCGTTTGTAGGTGCTATCTCTATCTGTTGTGACATTCAACAAATAAATTCTGATATTCGACAACATCTGAAATCACGCATATTTACGCATTTTTTGTTTGTGCTTCTACCAAAGTAGAAACTTTTTCTACCAATTTCTACCAAAATGTTTATTTTTTGTCTCGTTGAATAACGGAAAATGCTACGATTGGTAAACAATTCCCTTCACATTTTCTTCCATTGCAGTAATCTTTTTCTCATCATCTGAACGTGCATATGACACTGTCATACTGAAATTCTTGTGACCCATCAGTTCCATAACTGTACGTGGGTCAACGTTTGCAGTCACTAGCTTGGTCGAGAATCTGTGACGCAGCATATATAGATGGAAGTCAATTCCTAGACGCTTTGTAACAGTGTTTAGGTGTTGGCTTATTTTTTTGGTTGTAAGCAAGTTCCCTTGATAGTCTGTGAACAAGAACTGTTCTCCATGTGACATTTCCAAGAGACTAGCTATTGTCAGATGGCAGTTCGTTGTCATCGGAACGTCTCTCACACTTGATTCTGTTTTTGTTTTTCCAAGTGTGTACTCCTCGGTGTTGGAACTTCTTATGGAACGTCTTACTTTTATTACATTGTGTTTCAAGTCAATGTTTTCTCTTTGGAGTGCCGAAACCTCGGAAGGTCTCAGCCCAGTCTCCATCATAAGAATCATGAAGTGAGCAATGACTTTGTTGTTGTAGGAATCAGATTCATTTCTTCCAGTTGTAAGGAAGTAGTCTATTATCTTCTTTACATCTTCGTCTGAGACAGACTGTTTCCGTTTGTCTACTGCAAACTTAGACTCTGGAATTTCAACTTGTTCCATTGGATTGATTGTGATTAACCCTAGCAGTCTAGCAGTTTTGATAATCTTCTTCCATACAGTAGCTACTCTTCTGATGCAGTTGTCTGAGCAGTCATATATCATGTTGTTTAGACTTGACTGTATATCAAGTGCAGTAATCTCACATACATCGCTTTTTCCATAATAAGGCTGAATGTGCTTCTTATAGTAGCTTCTGATTTGAGACTGGTTTCCAAGTGTTACCTTATTAATCCTTATATGGTCTTCGATAATCGTATCAAGGTCTCGCTTTGTTCCAGTCGGAAGACCGTGCATAAGCAGTTCGGCTCTTTTCAAGTCTCTCCATTCACATGCTGCATCTAGGCAAGCTGATGGAGTAGGGTAGTCTGAAACACTGAATGTCTTTGTAATCTGTCTGTTGGTATTGTTGGCTTTGTAGGTAAATTTGACCGTGATATAAGTATGATTGTTTTTCTCGGTCACGACTATGTATTTTTCTTTGCGTAATTTCATTTTATTGTCCTCTAATCATTTTTAAGCATTTCTTTGATAGCCCGTTGAATATGCGGTGGTGCTCGATAATAAGCCTTAAGCAGTTCCATATCTTCTAGCGTTATTTCTTCCTTATCAACTTGACCAAATAATAGATAAGAAATTGAAACATCGAAGATATCAGCTAATAGAGATATTTGTTGAGTTGAAATATCTTGCTTGCCAAGTTCAATTTTCGAAATACTATCTCTATTCTTTAAACCCATTGCACTCGCTAACTGTTCTTGCGTCATTCCTTTTCTGACTCTTAGAAACCTTATTCTCTTTGACAAATCGTTTCCTTGCTCTTTCATATGTTCACCTCCTTTCCAACTATATAGACAGTCAATGAAAATGGTGGTAATATCTTCTTGTCGAAAAAAATCGACAAGAAAGGACTACACAATGCTCACATGGAGTACAAGCGATTTAGCTAGAGAACTACACACAGACAGAAACAAAATCGACAATCTGAGAAATGCTGGACTTATCCACGCTATCAAGATTGGAAAAGGATTTGTGTTTCCCGAAGAAGAAGTAAAGAGATTCTTAAGAGAAATGTTAGATAAGGACATTTCAAATCAAGAATCAATCAATGAAGTCAGAGAAGAAATGGAGAAGGTATTGAAATGATTAAGGTAGACAAATTAAAAGTGGAAATGGACGGAAACGCAGCACAAATTGCAAAGGAACTTTGCTATGGACTAGTTGCATTAAGATTCAGAATTTTGGACGAAGCAGAAAAGCACGGAGTTACAGAGGAACACTTAGACAGTTGTTTCAAGATGATGATGCTAGGTGGAATAGCAAATTCACTGTCAGATGAGGGAGATGGATTCATTCCGGAAGAACTTATTGCAAAGAAGCTATCTGAAATTGCAAAAAGAGCATTTGAAGAAACGAAAGATGAACGTAGCTGGAAAGAGGTACTTAACTGATGGCAGAGACAATGAACATCTATCAGAAGATGCAAGCAGTTAAATGTGAACTGCAAAAGAGTGTTGATTCAAAAAGCGGAAAGAATGATTTTGCTAAATTCAACTATTTACAGTTGACGGATTTCTTACCAAAGCTGAATGAACTGAATACAAAATACGGACTATTTACACAGTTTCAAATCATCACATCATACAATCCCGACGGTGTGAAGATTGAAAAGGCAGTATTAAAAATCGTTGATACAGATGATACGGCAAAAGGCTTGGTTTATGAGAGTGAAACCGCTGAGGCAATTGTCAGAGGTGCAACTGCAATTCAGAATCTCGGTTCACTTCATACATATATGAGACGTTATCTATACGTAGAAGCATATGACCTAGCAGTAGAGGATGACTTGGATAAGAGAAGTGGAGTGAGCCAAGACAAAAATGGTTCCCTAGTGGCTGATAATGGCAAGCGATTTGCATCAAAGGCACAGGTCGCAATTCTTAAGAAAGGCGATGCAGAACGTGTTGCTAAAATGATGGAATTTTACAAGGTGCAGAGACTGGAAGATTTGACAGTCACACAAGCATCACAAGCAATTGAGCAGTTGAAGAAGCCAGTCAAGACAGAGGAAGAATCATGCTAGATATTACAACAAAAGACAATGAAATTGTGCTAGGCGAAAAGGCACAGAAAGCAGTCCAAGAATTAAGAAACCTACAGTTGCAGATTGCAGAAGCAAAGCAGATTGAAGGGGAAATGAAAGAATCACTCTTGAAAGCCATGGAAGAGCATGGAATCAAGAAATTCTCTAATGATGTAGTCACTTTCACATATGTTCCCGAAAGCAAGAGAGTTGTAGCAGATACAAAGAAGATGAAGGAAGACAACATCTTTGATGACTATTGCAAGTCGTCAACGGTCAAAGCGTCTGTACGCATCACATACAATGATTGAATTTATAGAAGAAACTCACACTTATCTTGTGGATGGAGTGATTACACCGAGTGTGACCACTCTAATTCATGAGATATGGATGCCGAGCATGTACAAAGGTATCAAGGCAGACACACTGAAACGTGCAGCAAGCTATGGAACCAAGGTACATGAAATGATTGAGAAGTGGAACAAAGGCGAAGAGACAGACGTAGACAGAAAGTCATTTGAAGGTCTTGCCATGAGAAGATATCAAAGCCTTGCAGAAGAGCACGTAATAAGGGCAGAAATGCAAGAAATTCCAGTTGCCTATGTAAGAGACGGTAAAGCACTTTATGCGGGCAAATTCGACTTCTATGGGCTTGTAGATGGCAAGAAAACACTGATGGACTACAAGACTACATCTAAATACTATCCAAAGTATTTAAGTTTGCAGTTGACACTGTACAAGATGGCACTTGAGCAGACATATGACGTAAAGGTTGAAAGCCTAGCGTGTATGTTTCTACCAAAGAAATCATACGGAAATCTGTTTGAAGTAGATGAAGTCAATGGAGAACAGTTGATAAAGGATATTTTGACATATGGCACAAAGCATAATGCAGAAGTATGAGAATGGGCAAATCGTTAAGAAATGCTACCTCACTGGGCGAACAGACAATCTAGACAAACATCACGTATACAATAATGCTTTTAGAAATAAAAGTGAAAAATGGGGTCTGTGGGTCTATTTGAACCATGACGTACACATGAAACTGCATCAGACACCACAAGGGCAGAAGGTCGCTAGATGGCTAAAGCAACAAGGACAAGAAGCCTTTGAGAGAAAATACGGGCACGACAAATTTATTGAGGAGTTTAAAAGGAACTACTTATGAATCTAGATGGAATCGACTTGATGAATCGTGGGGAAGAACTCACTGAGGAACTTAACAACACGATTGACAATTATGAACAAGCGGGAATCAAACTCGCTGAACTGGATAGAGACTACAAAGTTCTCTATCGAAAGAAAGCATTAGTAGAAATGGCTAGTGGAATGAAGATTACTTTCATAAGCCAGTTCTTAGTAGGAGACGAAGAAATTGCGGAAAAGAGATTTAAAAGGGACTGTGCGGAAACGAAGTACAGAACGCTCGGCGAAAAAATCAACGCACTCAAACTACAGTTGCGACTTAATGACTCTGCAACCGTACGAGAGTGGTCTCGATACGATAGTGATTAGTGGACGCTTAGTCAGTCTGAATGAATATATTTCTGCTGAACGTGGAAATATGTATCATGCAGCATCGCTAAAGCGACAGTTAGAAGAAAAGACAATTGCAAGTGCAATCATGGCTTATGACGTTGGAAAGTTGCACAAGCACACAAATCCGTGCGAACTGTGGGTTACGTTTGTTGAAGCAAACCACAGAAGAGACTTAGACAATATCAGCTTCTGCGTAAAGGGAATACAAGACGCACTTGTGAAGTGTGGTGTGTTTCCCGATGATTCAACGAAATACATCAATTTACTGCACTACACAGTTGCCTTTGATAAAGAGAATCCAAGAGTAGAAGTAACAATTAGGGAGAACAGAAAATGAATAAATTAATTATCAGTGGTTATTTAGGAAATGACCCAAAAATTTATGTAACACAGAGTGGCAAGAAGCAAGCAAAAGTAAGTCTGTCTGTAAAGATTGGCAAGGACTGGAAGTTTGTACCACTCACTGCATGGGATAGAGAAAATGGTGGAAATGCATCATTTGCAGAGCAGTATCTTCATAAGAAGGATTATGTGATTATCGAAGCACATGTAGATGCTTACGAGACTACAGACGAAAGTGGAAGAAAGAAAAACAACATTGGTTTAGTTGTAGACCACTTTGAAATGACTGGAAATGTATCAAAGACACAAGCACCTCAGCAGACTTATACAAGAGCAGAAGTTGCCAGTTCGGTTCCAGTAGATGTTACGGAGGACGATTTGCCATTTTAAAGCCGATTTGAGGGGTATTTCTATTCAAATGGTTAATTGTTCATCTGATATATGAATACCCTCTAAAACGGGCTGAAAAGTGGG